GCTGAAGCCGGTGACTGCCGCAGTGAGCGCATCAGTGACGGCGTTCAACGCTGGCAGCAAGGCAATAGCCAGATCAGCACCCAGCGCGCCAACCTTGCCGCTGAGAATCGCCAGTTTGTCGCTGTATTCATCGGCCCGCTCAGCAAAGGCCTTGGTCATCTTGACAGAAAGCGAATCGATCGCCGCGCCGCCCATGTTCAACATGGGAATCATGTCGGCGCCGCTCTTGCCAAACAGGGCCATTGCCAGCGCCGTTTTGTTCACGCCGTCCGGCATCGCCTTGAACCGGTTGGCGATCTCCAGCGTCACCGCATCGGCGCTTTTGACGTTGCCGGCTGCGTCCTTGGCGCTGATCCCCAGAGCCTTGAGTGCGTCAGCGGCCGCGCCTTTACCAGTGGTGGCCGCCTCGAACATCCCCCGGCTCAGCCGCGTCAAGCTCTTGGCCACCGCTTCAATATCGGTGCCGCTGGTGCTGGCTGCTTTCCTGAACTTCGCCAGTGCCTCGACGCTTACGCCGGTGCGCTGGCTCAGGTCATACATGGCGTCGCCAGCATTGATGGCGTTCTTCACCAGGCCTACCAGCCCGGCTGCGCTTGCCAGCGGCGCCAGGGCGCCCAGGGAGCCGGCCATCAGGGCCGACGATCCAGCCAGCCCCCGCAGCGCCACAGTCGCCCCCGCGGCTGTTGGCCATCAGGCGCGCAACTCCGCCAGCTTGGCCAAGGCCGCGTCTTCCATCACTCGCACGTCTTCGAGCACTTCGAGCGGGTTGGGGTCTCCCTCCAGGCTAAGGAGGCTGAGCACGACGCCATAATCTAAGCCAACCCGCTGGCCGTCGCTGATGCGCCACTGGGTGCAGACCTGTTGGAACATGCGGATCCCCTTCTCGGCCTCGGGGTGAATGTCGAAAAACTCCGGCTCTGGTTCTGGCGTGTCCAGGATCACACCGAATGCCTCGGCAGCCTCTGCCAGCTCAGGTGGTGGGCTTTTTGATGTGCCGCCGGTCACCCACAACTCGGCGGCCTCTATCAGTTTTTTCGCTTGCCCTTCGCCAGGGATTCCAGCCAAGCGGCCACGATGGCAGAGGCCACCAAGGCGACGTTGAGGATCCTCTGGCGGCTGGTTTCACTGAAGGGCACTTCGTCGCCGGCCTCATCAAAGATGCCGCTCCAGCCAGTCAGCACCTGGTCGAGCAGCTCTGTATCAAGAATGGAGCCGGCCTCGATCTTCTCCCCGATCTCACGCAGGCGATCCTGAGGGAGCCGCTTGAACACGGCATCAAATACCTCCTTGTCGAACTTCCCGCCATCAACAGGGAACTCAACAGAGACGGGCCAGCGGTAGGTGGGGGATTGGCTGCGGAGCTGGAGAGGCATGAGTGAGGGTGCAGTGGATCAGGCTTGAGAGTCTGAGGCGATTAGGTGAACGAGATTGAATGATCATCATTGCCGGTGACCTGCAGGCAGATCCCCGGAACAGTGAGCATCAACTTACCGGCGTCGTCGCTGTAGGTGGGTATCAGCGTCTTAGCGGCTGGGGCGGCAAACACCAGGCGATTGCCCGCGGTGGTGCCTTGCGTGATAGTCAGCGTGTGAGTGGCCTGCGTCAGTGCTTGGGAGAAATAATCCCTCTGTGCAATGCTCGGGCACTCGATGAGGGCCTCAAAGGTGCCCCTGCCGCTGGTGATCAGCACCTCTTTAACCCCACCCGGCAGGGCGTGGTAGGTCGCCACGTTCTCTTGCGCGAACGTAAAACTTTGCAGAGAGGCGCCTGTGAAGCCTGCGATATTGATGTTGAGCGTGTTGCCCAAGGTGACGGGCAGAGGATTGGCCTGCAGGGTGTAAGTGGGGTTGGCTGGAATAGCAGTGTCGGTCGGGCCCTGGTAAATCCCCATACCGTCAAACCTGAGCACGCCGAAGCTTTTGTTGGCCAAGCTCATGCTGACACTGCTAGCGCGCCAACCGGTGATAATGTGGCGGATGCCGCTGATAAGGTAATAAATTGTAAGCGACGTATTGCCGCCGAGTGTAGTGATCGGCGTGTAGGTGTTACTAGTGGTAGCAACGGTGGTAACTGCATTGCGGGAGGCCTGAAGCGCTGGCCCGAACCTTGGCGCTGTGCCGGCGACGCCGCTGCCGGCTACTTCGCAGCTGAACGCGAATCTGACATGCTCGCCCACCACTGCTTGCGGGGATGCGCCCATATATGGCCGCACCAAGTTACGGTCTACGATGTCACCCTGCATCTCAGGAAATTTGACCTCGCTAACCGCCAGAGCGTCGGTTGCAATGGGGACTGCGTCAACCCCGTAGGTCGGCTCCAGCTTGATCAGAATTAGATTTTCCGCTACGAACTTTGCCATCTTTGGGGGATTCGGTGGTGGGCTCGGGGTCTTCGATCAGGCTGCGCTTTCCCGTTTCGGGATCGAGCAGGTAGCAACCGCCGTGGCCGGCGGCAAACATCTCGTCTGCGGTCAGGCTAGTCATTCTGATCAAATGTCTTGAGTGAGATCGTCCAGCGCCGTGCGGAATCTGACGATGTACCTCAGCCTAACGACGCCGATCTCTCCAGGCTCGCCATCCCACCCAGCACCCATCGAGCGAATGTCGTAGGCCAGCCCCCCTAAAGTCCGGTCAGCCATAAGCCGGGAGTGGACCTCAACCCGGATCGGATCAGCCAGCGTCGATAAAGGTCGACCGCTGATGGTGAGCTCCATCTGGACCAGCAGCTCGGCATCCAGTACCCGCAGGCTGGGCCCCCGATCGTGCTGCTCAGACTCTGGGAAAATTCGCAGGCAGGGGCACTCTTCTCGCGAGGGGGGTTCGTAGCGGTCGCGCGAGATTGGGGCCATCAGGCCAGAAATGCCAGCCAGCGCTGCTTCGATCGCCGCCAGGATGCGCTCAGACTTGCTGGCGGTCATGGCTTGCGCTGCTCCTGCAGGGCCACGCCCAGAGCCGCGCTGGAGGCAGCGGCCCAGGCGGCAGCGGCGCCCGCTAGAGGGGCTTCACAGTCGGGCTTGTTGGCACGCAGGCAAGCAATCCACCCGGCGGTCAGCAGGGTTGCCCCGATCACCAGGCATGCCCCGGCAAACGACAAGCAGCGGCCTACGAACGGGGTCATAGCTTCCCCGCTCTCAAGCGCTCTTCGTGGTCGTCCAGCTTGTTTTGATGGTGCGCCAGCATCTCAAGGATCTTTCCCTCGAAGTTCCCTAGGCCCTTTGAAATAGCCCACAAGGCTTTGACACCGGAGGTTGCCGTAGCGCCCACGGTTAAAGCCAGGCCCGCCAAGGCAATTGATTCAGCAACTCCCATGGTGGATCCAAATCCTCCTCAGGCTAGGCAGGCTGATCAGGCGCTCCCAGTGAGTCGATCAGATCCGCCGGCAGGTTGCAGGCGATGGCAATTTGCTCCATTCCAGCGGCCACGTCCTCGCTGACCAAATGGGCCTGACGCAAGATCAGCCACGCGCCAATGAACATGCTGGCATCGTTTTGCTCCCCCGCTGCCAAAACTATGGCGCCAATGTCATTAAGGGCTGTTGCGGCCCGCAATAGCCGCTGCTGCCTAATACCTTCTGCCCTTGGCAGTTCGGATTGAATGATTTGCTGCGCCTGGATTCGGGCGGCGGCGAACTCAGCCGATTGGAGTAGCGCGGTCTGGAACCCTTGCCAGTTGGCCTGAATTTGGCCATTGATTTCAAAAAACGACTCAGCTTGCTCTGTCGTAGCGAAATAGCGCCACCCGTCAACAGGATAAGCGTATGTTTCACGTAACTCCAAAAGCAAGGTGAAGTTTGGCGCGTAGACGGAGCCTGCTGCAAAACGAAGTACTTGGCCGTCGAACTTGTAAAAGCCTGCTGTAGTCATCATGCGGTCACCGTCCAGCCTTTTGCAGTGGCGATAGTTGGATTGTAGCCCGGCTGGCTGATGCCATAGTTGCCCGTAACTGTGATAATTTGCGCAGTTACAGTGGGCAAGTTAGCAAAGATTTCATTTAAGGCAGCAGCTGAGAGCTTGCAATTTGCCACGCTAAATGAGAAACGCATCCCGGTGACCTGTATGCGAGCAAGCTGCGGGGACGCGACGAAACCTGATGCGGAAGCGGATCCAGGTATGCCGCTCATGCTCATGGCGGGTATGGTTTGCAGGGAGAAGCAACTGTTAAACATACCGCTCATGTTGTTTACAGCTGCAACTGATCCAGGGAAAGCAGGTATGGTTTGCAGGGAGGAGCAACCGCTAAACATATTGCTCATGTTGTTTACAGCTGCAACTGATCCAGGGAAAGCAGGTATGGTTTGCAGGGAAGAGCAACTGTTAAACATATTGCCCATGCTGTTTACAGCTGCAACTGATCCAGGGAAAGCAGGTATGGTTTGCAGGGATGAACAATTTTGAAACATGCTGCTCATGCTGTTTACGGCTGCAACTGATCCAGGGAAA